ACTTCACGCCGTTGCGATAAACGTCGATTGCACCCACGACATAGTTCATCGTGAAGGTCGTTTGACCCGCAGTAGCCGTGAAGACCGTGCGGTTAAACTGGTTGCCCGGTGTGAGGACTTGCCAAGCAGTCCCGTTGTAAACGTAGGTGGGGCCGCCTGTTACTGAATACGTCTGGCCCGTTGTGGGAGACGAAGGGAAATCAAATGCCATCATTCGCCTCCTTTGAGTGTGGCCACTTCTTGTTCAAGTGTTTCGATGCGGCTTATCGCTTCCTGCAAAGCAGCCGTCAGAAGCGGAACGAGTTTGGCTTGGTCAATACTTTGATATTTTGGGGAGCCATCGTCTTTTAGCTCATCTTTTTTGCCAACCACTGCCTCAGGGACAGCGGGCGTAACCTCGTGGGCTAAGAAGCCATCCACAAATCGTCCTTCGTTCCACATCATCGAGCCTTCGATGAAATTAAAACGAGACGGTTTTAGCAATTTAAGTCGATTAACGGCGTCGCTAATAGGCGTTATATTTTCTTTAAGGCGATAATCAGAAGCAACAACAAACGCAGCTGCGCGGAAATTACCAAATGCTGATTGAGCGGAATTTACGCAATCGAGCTGATCTCCGGCCCCACGCTCACCACGAAGGCAAGGGGCAGAAGAGCCAGCGGTGTGTAGTGCGAGCCCCACGTTACTAGAATAGGAAATCAACTCAAGCGTAGTTGTTGTAAAATTACCGTTATAACTTCCTTCAAAGATGCCTCTTCCAGAAACATGTAACGGTGCTGAAGGGTTTGCTTGGGCTATCCCCACCCTTCCGTTTGATGCAATACGCATACGTTCAGCGCCAGAAGTTCCAAAAATAGTATTATTTGCGTTAATACCAAGATCGCGCCACGCACTGTCTGATCTGCTATATGACTGAATGTAAGACGCAGAGCTTACTGCGTCATAATATAGCTCCATTCCAACGCCGTTTGTTGGAAAACCAGCCGTGCCTTGAATAGCGACAGCCCCGTTTGTATGCAAACGTACTTGTGGTGAGGTTGTTCCAATCCCCACATTTCCAGTGACACTTACGTTCCCACTTATAGTTCCACCCGTCAGCGGAAGATATTGACCAGCACCGCCAGCACTTAGATCGACCCACTGACTGCTGTTCGCATCCGTGTAGTAGACATACATGCGGCCATCAGCGGAGTTCCACCACAAGTCGCCAGCACCGGGGTTAGCAGGAGGCGTGTCGCCAATCGCTGCGCCACCACCAATGTTACCCCATGCAGAGCCATAGCCCTCGAACTTGCCTGTGGTCGTGTTGTAGCGAATGTAGCCCGCTGCCGGTGTGCCGGGGCGTTGTGCCGTAGATCCAGCCGGTAGATATGCGGAGCCTGTCGTTCCGTCTTGCTGAACGTAGGTTGTCGCAGACGTTGAAAGCTTGGCGCTGATCTGTGTCTGAATGGACGATGTAACGCCTGACAGATAGCTCAACTCTGTTGAAGTCACAGAACCAACGGATGTGCCAGATGGCAGCGTCACCGTTCCCGTGAATGTAGGACTTGCGAGTGGAGCCTTGTCATCTAGAGATGTTTGCAAGTTTGCTACATCGCTAATGCCAAGCGTCACAGCCCCTGTGCGGCCGGCTACCGATGTAACATCAGCAGCTAGCGTTCCTGCTGATAATGAAAGGCCAGACCCTGCGCTGATCTCTTCTGTTGCGCCGGCGCCCGCGCTTGTGCGGCCAAGAAGCTTGCCAGACGCTTGTGTCAGGACATGCTCGTCATTCCAATCTGATGGCTGGACAATCGTATTGTCTGGGCCATCTGTCTTAGCTGACTGGAATGAGTGCTTTAAAGAGATCGCCATTCAGGACACCGATCAAGTCAGAGTGATATCGAGATCGTTCGTCGGAATGCGGAACACATCGCCAGAGGCGATCGTCTTAGCCGATGTGAGATTGCCATAAGCGAGAAGGTTACCGGATGTAGCCGCATCAAAGACGCCCACAGCAACAACAGTTCCCCAGGTGCCTGTCGCTACCGGCCACTCAATAGCAGCCGTATTGGTTGCGAGATTGCCAGACACAGTGAAGGCACAAACCTCACGCACATAGGAACCGCCAGAGACTTCTGTGCCGCCGCCGCTATCTGTCGGCGCTACCGTATAGAGGCCGAGATAGAGCGTAGAAGGAGCGCTGTACGCAACGCCACCAAACACATGGTCGAGAACCTTGTTCTCAAGATAGTCAGAGAAGGATGACATGATTGAGCCTCTTAATAGGCGCTGCGGGTGCGAGTGATGAGAGGCGCTCCGGAGAACGCTGCATCGTCACTTTCATTGTTGAGAAACTGAATAATGGCTGTTGCGTTTGCGGCCATTGCGGCCAGGCGCATATCATCCATCAAGAACGTCGATGCTTGCTGAAGCGAACCGTAAAGATAAAGGTCTGGCGCCTTGGTCAGGAGCCAGTTCGACGTATTGCTGATCGATAAGCTTGGGATTTTTGCATAATACGTCATTTCCACCGTAACGTCACTAGTCGGCGCGGGGAAAAGCTCAAATTCCTTGCCTACAATCGTATAAAAGCGCGTCTTGCCTGTGACCTTATTATTCTTCCATTCAGTCAGCTTGTCTTGCGTTATAAAGGCAAGAGGTTGGCCGCCAATATCAAGATCCTTCGCCTCAAGCCAATCAGCCGGCACAGCCACAAATTCATTGCTCGTTGTCGCTGTGGCCCGCTTGACCATCTGGATGGTGCGCAACTCACGATTAAAGCGCGCCTCAGCCATTGCGATAAAGTCAGGGATCTGCGCTGTCAGATCATCCCTATTTAACCAGTTGGCGATCGACGCCTGTAGATCCGAGTAATTGGCAAAAGCCATCTCAGTTGCCCTTTTCAGCTTCCATCAAGGCTTCGACATGCTCATGGCCATAGTCGAAAGTCCCGATGTGCTTCACTTCTTTAGAGAGATCGTGATCAATCCATGTCTGGATCCCATGGACTGATGCCTTCTTGCAGAAATAAATGTCCTCACCGAGGAAGACGTTGAATTTCGGATTGTATCCCACCGAGAACCAGGGCTTAGGAAGCTTCTCAAACACAGAGGTGCGCGTCAGCATGACGCCAAAGCCCATGGCTGCGCATGGCTCTAAGCCTTCTCGATCGTGAGAAGGGATCCAAGACGTAAAATCCTCAATCGATGAGAACGAAACCGTCTTTAATGGCATGCGGCGCGTTGCGTAATTGGCGCCCACAATGTCCTTGCCCGTCTTATACAGACGCTCTGCCGCCTCTTTAGGAAACAGCATATCGGTATCGAGCCAGAGGATCGCATCGGCTCCAGCCTTGATTGCATTCTCTGCTAGCGTCTCACGCTGGCTTGCGATCAGAGTGCCGAGATTAGTGCCGATCTCAACCGTTGTGCCGCGCGCAACTTCATATCCGACCAAGCGCGCCATGTTGTGAGCAAAGGCTGTGTAAAGCTGCTCACGGGCCGGCATAGCAACATAAAGCTTCATCAGATCACCCCTACCTTTGTACGAAACACACGATTGTCGGGGTCATTCAGCCATCGCTTCATGGCTGCATCGTCATCCGCAATCCCCTTCTGCTTAAGGTCGTAATAGATCGACATAGGGATTGATGCGACGAGGTGCATATCAGCGCGCCAATTTGTCGGCGCGTCATTGTAAAGCTGTTTGTTGGCCTCAATGGCAGGCGCTAGATCCTGCTCCGTATGAATGCCAAATGTGTCAGTCTCCCAATCATAATCAAACCAGCGTGTGATGCCGAGTTCGGGATTGGCGTTAAAGAAAAACCGTTCGCTCACGCGATGCTCCCAAAAAGAAAGGGCGACCCGAAGGCCGCCCAATCCGTTTCATTTATGATCCAGCTTCTTACGAAGTGGTCAGGTCAGCGGCGATGCCGTGAGCCTTTTCGGTGTGAACCTTGAGGCAGTATTCCGCCAAGAGCATGCGCTTCTCAGCGTCACCCGTCTTAGCGAGTTCTTCCGTCTGATAGTTACGGAGGAACGCAACAGCAGCCTTAGAAGGATCCACAACGTAAGCCACATTGTTCGGCATAAACCGTGCCGGGACGAAGGACACGCGGCCCCAGTCGGAAATGTAGACGTCTGCTGACCCCACCACTGTGGCAGGACCATTCGCTACGTTGTTACGGATGCCGGCGATGCCAGCGAACGAAGAAGCCTTGCGCTTCTGGAAGCCGTTCATCAGCACCATCTTTGCGTTGCCGCCCTGCTCCCACACCTTCTGGAGAACGTCCTGGAGGATCGTCTCAGTAAATGTGCGAGCCGTGCCAGCAATGCGACCAGCATTCGGGTAGCCGTCATTGGTTGAGGACATGGTGGGGTTTGTGCCACCAGCATCCTTGTTCACGTTTGTGCGGAGCCATGCACCGAGACCAGCAGTCTTACGAGCCGTTGTGTTGTTGCCAACAGCCGCAGCGTTGTTCGACAGGATGGCTGTCTCGATATCATTTTTTAACTCAGCGCCCGCCTTAGCGATTTCGTAGGCAAGCATACCCTTCATGCCGGCCTTCTTCACCGCTTCAACAGTGCCAGTGACACCGATCACAATGCGCGAGATCTGGGTGTAGTTACCAACGCGGTTTTGAGCCGAGCGGGCATCAGGTGTGGCTTCATCGCCTTCGATCGCAGCGTTATCAGCCGTTGCGCTCTTGAGCGAGTCAGTCAACCATTCGTGATAGGTTTGATCCGCCTTCTCTTGGCCGATGTTCGAGAGGAACACGGTATCTTCAGGCGAGATGTTTGTGATAACGTTCGAGAGATCTTCACGAACAACTTTGGTCGCGTCATAGCGCGAGATTGTGTTTGCAACGAGAGCCATCTCGTCACTCCTTTCAGATTAGATCATTTTTGCGATGACAGCAGCCGCGTCTTGGATGCTGCCGGTTTTAGCCAATCGCTGTTTGGCTCTTGTCACTTCCGTCACTGTGCGCGGAGCGAAGTTTTGGCTGCCAGAGCGCATCGGGGCCGGTCCCTTCTGGGGTGTCGGCTTGATGGCTTTACGCTGCTGCTGCATCAGGTCATATTGCGCGGCCTTCCACGCAATTTTCACCATGCGATCGTCATAAAGCTGATCGAGTTCTTCTTTTGTGAAGCCCTCGGCAACCAAAGTCTGACGAATAGCATCGCGATCCCGCTTGGCTTTGTTGGGATCCTTCCACTCAGGAAGTCTCTCATTCAAAAGACGTTCGCGGTTCTGTTCGACCATCTGCGCAATCTGCTGCGCCTGTGCCACTTCCTCCAACTGAGACAGCTTCTGCTTTTCGGCAGAGATTGTCCGCATGGAGTCTTCATATTTCCGCCACTCATATTCCAAACGCGCCGCCTCAACCGGGTTTTCGGCATAGAGACGATCAAAGTCTGGGCGTTGTGGCTGAAGTGCCGTGAGTTGTTGCTCTAGCGCCTGCAAGCCTTGAAGATATTGAACACGCTCTGATCGAGCCTGCTCAAACTCTTGTGTCAAAGCCTTGCGTTCTTCCGCCAGGGCCATGGTCTTCTGAGTATAATCTTGCTGCCTCTGATAGCCTTTGACTAATTCAGATGCAGGAACCTCAATCTCCGTGCCGTCCACTTTGACGGTGTAGATGTGTTCTTGCTCTTCCTCGCCTTCAGCTTCTTCTTCAGCTTGATCGCCTTCCTCTTCCGGCTCGTCCGAGGCAGCATCCTCGTCAGCTAGTTCGGTTTGGTCAGCTTCAGCGGTTTCATCCGCCGTTTGGGCCTCATCGGCCTCAACTGTCTCTTCCGTCTCAGGCTCTTGATTATCGGTTGGTCCGGTCAAGAGGGCTTCGATTTGTGAGGCAGCCTCAAGTATTCCGGTCCCTTGCGGGGTGTCGGAGGTTGTCATTCTCAGTCCTTCTGGGATGTAGAGTCCCGTCTGGTTCTATTGGTCAGATGACCTCGCGCGATCGGCGATTGAACGCGTTGATCGCGGATTCCGTGGCGATCACTTCAAGATCGGCACGAAACTCGTAAAGGGCTTGCAAGCGTGTAAAGGCCTGCTCCCGAATATCGTAATCGTTAAGGCCAGATGTTCGCCAAGCCTCAACATATTTGAGTTCAAGCTGCCCTAAGACATGCTCAATGAACGGGTCATCCAAGAGTTCCTTGGCCCGTCTTGACCGCTCTTCTGCGGTCATAGAATTGACGTTCATCTTATTGCGGCATCACTGGCGGCATGGACTGCTGCAATGGGATCGATGGGACAGATGTCGCTGCCCGCATTGCATCCCGATCACGCTGAATGTCGGCCTTGATCTGGGCCACATCCACTTGCTGCTGATATTTGCCGTAAATCTCAGCCGCTTTTAAAATGATATCGGCATCAAGCTGATCGCGCTCACGATCGTCTTGAAGCTTTGCCTTTTCCCACTCAAGGCGCATCTTATCTTGCGCAATGGCCATATCGACCTGGGCCTTTTGCGCTTCAATCTGAGCCAAGATCTGAGCGGGATCAGGCTTTGGCTGCATCATCTGCGCTGCCTGCTGCTCATCTACTTCCTTAAAGAAGCGACTGGTATCCTTGAAACCCGCTAACGTCAGGATCTGATCCAACGTATTGCGGTATTCACTCAACCCAACAAGAGGATTGCCTGGGCCAAGGGCTTGGACAATCTGCTCTTGCGCGCCCTTAATCTGCATAAGCATCGCAAGCTTCTGTGTTTCTGTGCCTCGGCCAAGAGCCACATTCACACGCGCATCCATCTCCGCATTCCATGTGCGAGGATCGACCTCAACCCATTTGCCACGCAGACGGATCATGCGAGGCTTATCTTGATGCTGGATGATGGTCTTTAGCAGGCCCTTAAAGAGGCGCTTGAAGCCAGTCTCAGCAAAGTTACGCGCAATCAGTTCAACGCTATCTTGCGAGGCAGAGACAGTCGCTGCAACGCCTGTCGCTGTTTGGTTAGTCAATGTATTAGCATCTAACCCACGAGAAGCCTGGCTAATGCCCGTGCGCGCCGTCTTGATCTGATCGAGATAGTCCAAGATGCCTTGCGCTGAGGCGCCGACAAAAGGCGTTGCGAATGGTGTCACGGCACCCGCCTGCTTCATGCGGATGATGGCGCCAGTCTCATTGTTCATCACATCGTCAAGATTGACCTGGTTCTCAACCACAGCCGTGCGCGGATGAATGGACTGAGCTAAGCTGTCCATCATGTTACGCATCACGCCAGTCTTGACGCGCTGGATGTCCATAACCTTATCGGCCAGGGACATGCCGATCATTGTGTGAGGCTCTGGATAAGGGCAGATCACCGCAAATGGACGATCAGACACCACCTCTTCATGTACTAGCTTATAATTTCCGCCGATCGTGCAGACCTTGCGCAACTCAGCAATGCCATCGCCATCCTTATCAACCTTGATATAGGCCTCGACGTAAAGGACGCGGTTGGCTGACAAATCCATAGAGTTGTCATCATCAAAGCGAGACAACGCAGGATTGCGCTGGAACCGCTCTAGGTTGTTATCAAACGCATCCCCTACCCCGCCATACTCAGTGACGAGTTCAAGCGGATAGCCCATGGCAACGAGTTCAGAGACTGTCGCCATCTTACGCTGGCCGATCAGGGTCGCATTATCCTCATCGATCGCATCGACCGAGCAGATAAACTCTTCACAAGGCAAGCTTTCGACACGGACGCGGACATTCTTACGAGTGCGCTTAATCCGCAAATTGATCGTATCGATAGCAATGCCATACTCATCTGTCTCAATCAAATGCTCTGCCTGCAAGATCTCAACCTCTGGATCCTGCTCAAGCATCACTGCCTGCTCATTAGACAGGCCAGAATAGTCTTCCTCTTTCACATCATAGGATGTGTCAGGATACCATTTGAAGATGCCAGTCTTACGCACTAAGGCATCAGTGATAGCATTATAGGTGACCTGATAGCCTGGGTTGTCCTGGCTAAAGACAAAGTTCACATAGTCGGTGGCTTGCGCGGCGCCCTCTTCATCGTCAGGCGTTACAGGCTCATAATCCACAACCGTATCGCCGCCGGCAAAAATGCGCATGAGGCTAGGCTTTACGCTATCGACCACATCGGCCACTTCGCGCATGACAAGCTGCGATCGGCCTTCCTCTTCATTACCAAGAGGCGAACCCTCATAATAGGCTGAGGCCTTCTCACGCTCTGGCGCAATGTAGCTGTCAATAAACATAACAGCGTCTTCAATCGCCTCACGCACAATCTGATCAAAGCGCTCATCTTCCATGCCGGCAGCGACAATCGCTTGCGATGGATTGAAGTTGCCTGTGCCGGCCGCAGCCAAAGGATCAAAATTGCCTGTTGGCTCCATGTCCATCATGGCCAGGACTTCATCAACTCCGGCAGGAAAAGCGTTCGCCATTAGTTGCCGCCCCCACCATAATTATTCATGTATCGATCACGATAGAGAGCGTTTTCCATCTCCAGCATCTTCAAGCGCTGCTCAATATCGCGGTCCATTGTCGGCTGGATAAACGGCACAGGCGGCAATTCAGCAGCCTTAAACACAGGCGCAGGACGCGGCGCAGCATATTGGCTTGACGGATCTACCTGACGATAGGGAGAACGCACACCAAACGGCATTGAACCGCTCTGCGTCATGATCGCTTGGCGCATCGCCTCGATGTTAGGCGGCAGATAATATTGGCTGTAGTTCTGTTGCACAGGCGGATTAGGCTGCTGCACAGGACCAACGCCAGGACTAGGCGCCAATGGCACGTTGATTTCTGGCCGCATGCCAGAACCTTTTGAACCGCCACCCATGTTATATTACTCCTGCAATCGATCGGCGCAGTGGCCTGGTCGAACTAAATCCAGAATTGTTTGCATTCATCTCAAGGCCCATCGCTAAATAGCGAAAGGCGTCAGCAGCATGAGAGGACCAATCATGCACAGGCCTCGTGTTGAAGGTCTGCCGCTTATCGTCCCACTCGCTGCGATACATCTTCAGCGCATCAAGCCCCTTGGCCGTGCGCGCCTCATCAAACCAGCATTTCGGGAGCATCATCCGAACAGCGTTGATGCCATCCTCTACACGGTGATTGGTGACAATCGTCGGCTGAAGACCAAGCGATTGCAGAACCTCAACGCGCGTCTTGCCTGTGCCTAACTCTCGCGCTTGCGCGTCATGCGGGAGCAAGTGGCCCCCATAGAGATAAGGCTTAGACTGGATCTCTCGGACGTAGTGTCCCAGATCAACGCCTGAGTTCTCGTAATAATCAACGATATGGATCTCGCGCCCGACGATTTGAGCAAACCAGATCGATGTTGTGTCTGATATCCCCAAGTCCCAGGCCGTCCAGACCTGTGATGCAGGATCGTAGGGAACGCCAGTGATGCGCCCTTCTTTCTCGGCATCAGCAAGATCCCGTCCATAAAAGGCGCCAACTACAGCCGCATCAAACGAGCATTCAAACTCAGCCTCATATTGCTCTGAGGTGAGCATCGTGGCTGCCGATTTGAGTTCGGCCTCTGGGATTAAACCTGTTTCACTCGCCTTTAAGCGCAGCGTAGTCCAATCCGAATTGTCTTGCGCCGCGTTCCAGATCTCAAAGAACTGGTTGCGGCCCTTTGGTGTCCCAATGAACGTGGCCCACCCTTGTCGATCGGCTAAGGCGGGCCGAATAACTTCTGGCCAGGCGCGGGGATCCATGTCACCCGCCTCATCAAGCACAACACCATCGAGATAGATGCCGCGCAGACGATCGTAATTGTCTGACCCGTAAAGGCGTATACGCGCCCCATTAGGCAGATTGACTGTTAAATCGCTCTCTCGCTGCTCGACGCCAGGAATGGCCGCTGTGAGCCTCTTGAGATAGCCCCAGGCCACATCCTTAGCCTGAGAGTATGTTGGCGCCATGTAGGCAAAGCGCCCCTCGTGCTTTTCGCATCGCAACGCTGCATCAATCAGATCAGCGACACAGGCCACAGTCTTGCCGGCGCGACGATGCGCTACAATGCAGGACCAGCGTGATTTGCGCTTATGGTATGGAACGAATTGAGGTCTGGCTTGGTAGCCGATCTCAATCGTCTCCACGCGGCACTCCAGTTACGACTTGGAACGTGATGGCGCCGCCATTTTCGCCCGTGATCTCTGTTGTTGCGAGATCAGGCAAGCATTTCCGCAAAAGTCCAAGCCCAGCAGTCACTTGGGATGCGCTCATTTCGCGCCGCCCCTCGACATGCTCAATTAAGGAATTGAGAATGTTGCTGTTTTGGATTTTAACCCTATGCTCCTCTGGCATCTTAAAGCCAGGTCGCCGGCCCCTTGTTGAGGTTGTCATTTGTTGCTCTCTTCACGGGTGCAAACTCATTTTGAGTCAACGTGTCCGCTTCTGTGAGTGTTACTAACCGCATGCGGATAAGCCTTAACCGTATGCGGTTATGCAGCAGGCTTTCTTACCCGCCACCACATCCATCCATCTTCCGAGACGCGCTCGGCGTTTGGGAATTTCTCAGTCACTGCGCGATTGACGCCTTCCATAGGAAGATCATCACCGCCTATTGTCCCGCCTGCTTTGACCTTGGGCCACCAGGCTTCGATATCGGCCTTGACGCTGTCGTAATCGTGGCCAGCATCGATCCAGACAAAATCCACACTCTCATCCTCAAACAAATGCGCGGCCTGGGCGCTGTCTGAGCGAAGAGGCTTGATATGCACATGCGCCTTAATCAGCGGCGCAATGTTGTTCTTAAAGACCGTGAAAAGGCGCTTTCGGTCAGGGTCAGCCTTGTGGGCGTCCTCGTCCGAACCTTTCCAATGGTCTACGCAATAGAATGTGATGGGCTTGCCGGAATTGGCTATCTCAACACCCATGAAGGTTGCCGAGCGGCCCTTGTAGCTACCGACCTCAACAAACACAGCGTTGTCAGGCGCGTAAGCTACGGCTTGCAGATAGGCTTGGCGAAAACTGAACCACCCTTCGATCTGCTCGTAGTAGTGATCCACATTCGCCTCATATTTGGAGCGCCGACTCGGATTTACACCGAGGCCTTCCCATTTTTACTGGGATGTTCTGGTTAAACTATCCGCGCAAAAACTCGTGCCGGGATTTCACCGGATGCCGGAGCCGCAGGGGGAACACTCCGTCTGCGTATGCTGGAAGGATACTCAACCAGCCGAGTCCAACGCGGGACGCGCACTAGACCGAGGGAGAGGCGGCTAGTGGCTCGGAGGGCTTGGCTCGGTCGAGCATGCGCCCAATCGAATAATTCTTAAATCCACGCACTTTGGCGTTAGGAACAGTCCAGATCTCTCCGGTATCATCCATGATGACCACCCAAAGAAGATCGTCTTCCTTACTGTAATCGATAACAGCGATGGCCTCGCCACCAGCACTCTTCTCAGGGATGTATAACGGCACCGATGGGTTGAGTTGCGTCAGACTCCGCAAAGAGCGCCTCCAGAATGGATTGCCCTATCTCAACCGTGGTTTCGATAGGCTTTAAATGTCCTGACAGCTTGGATGCATTCAGCAACTCATAGCGCCAGCACATGTCTTCTAAGGCTACAGCCAGATCCTCACGGCTCATATCTGAGACACGCTGCGAACCATAATGGCTTAGTGAATACTCGGACCGTCTTCGGCAAAGCATGATATGCTCAACATGATGATGGCATTGACCAACAAGGCCAAAACCTCATCAGGATCATTAACCGTCGAGGCGAGGTATCCGCCGCCGTCTGGATCTTCCCCGATGACGATAGCCTCTTTGAGATTGAGGCTGTTCGCCTTTTCCAGAAGGGTTTCCACCGATAGAGTGTCTTCGGCCAATCAACCCTCCCGCTTCGTCGATTTGAAGTGATCTGCCCGCCAAACAAGCCTCAATGCAGTCTTGTTCTATGGTTTCAAGGTCATCAAATTCTGGCGTGATGAGTTGGAAGAAGCCCTTGCGCTTTCGCGCTTTCTCGCCGCTCATTGATTGACCAACAAAAAACGCGGCAACCGTTTCCGGTTCCGCGCGCAAATCGTTCATTGTGGCGATTGTCCCACTTGATGCGTAACGGGTCAAGCCATACCCCAATCATCTGCTAACTTATCCAAGCCTAAACGCAACAACTCCGTCACAGCAGCGCGCGCTTGGACCTCATTAAGCCAGTTGAGTTTCTTGCCGACAGAAAACAAATCCAACTCTCGGCAGCACACATCTTCGACAACCATGCTTAGCTTCATGCCGAGGCTTTGCGTGGCTTTCCGATATTGATCACGATGGTGTGCCTGGTATTCAGATGCCGGCATCATGTCCCAGCCAGATCCGCCGCCAACGCCCATGAAATTTTGCACTGCAAAGCGCTCAGCCAAACCAGCGTTATGCCAATGATGCCGAAACTTGGTAGCCGCATTGTACTGAGCATCAGTCAGTCGTTTCGCGCCATGCAATCGTTCAAGCGGAGCATCACGGACAGTAAAAGGGCCATCCTTTGAAGAATGGATGTAGCCTTCAGCCTTAGCCATGCGTTCTGGCGTTGGAGGAATTGTAATCTGTGCAACGCTCACTTTGCGTTTTGGCTTAGCCATTTACTCCCCCTCCCCAAGCGCGGCGCGGGCTTTTCTAGCCGATGATGGCTCACACATATGCGGGCCAAATTCGCCGTCCTCCCAACAAGCTATTTCATTAAGCGCCTCACGCAGCCGCTCTATTTCGTCGGCCATATCCTCAGCCAACCCGCACATGCACGTTGTTGCCGTGCCGCACCCTTGGTTTGGCTTACAAGAATGTTTTTCGACAATATCCTTGTAATCGTTCATCACTTCCCCTCCCCAAGCGCGGCGCGGGGAACAAGCCGCAACCTATTTATTGTTGGATCATTAAAATACGGAAGCGCGGGTCGGGTCGTAAATTGGCACTCGACAATTCCGTTTTGGATTTGACGCGAAACAGGGACGCGGAACCGGAACGTGATTGTTTCGTCTATTTCGTTGTCTACCATCCCGCGCACCACTTCATATTCAAGTTCTTCAAGGATGCGCTCTATCCGTTTTAAGCGGTAATTGTCTTCGCTCATTCCTTCGACTCCCTTAGCCAAACGCCGCGCAAAGCATCAGAAGCTAGCCATCGCAAATGGTCGCAGTTATTGTCAGGCGTTGTCGCAATCCGCGCTAATCTATCGCGCAGTCGCATGATTTCATTTTTTGCATCGCCCCATATCTCTGGGAAAAATGGATAGGCGCGACCAGCCTTTTCAGCATCTTCACAGGCTACCAGCTTTGCTAATACATCTGTCACTTTCCGCGCTCCTGTTCGACCTTTCCCACAAAGGCATCAACGATCGATCTGCACCAGGCAGCCTCAATCGCTTTGCGCTGAGCCTCTCGGCAGATCCGGTTGTTGTCAGCTACTAGACAGGCAATGATTAGCAACAGCATCGCCTGGGCAATGAACAAAATGACCAGAAGGATATCGACCATTAGAGCGCCTCAGAACGGGATCGCATCACCGTGGCTATCATCCACGCGCCTATCATTGGCTGCCTCTGGACGGTCTTCTTTGGGCTGTGCTGACAAGCTTGTGAAGCCGCCAGACTTCCCGCTCTTAAACCAACCGCTCAGCCAATACTCTTTGCCCTCAATGTTGATCGAACCTTTGAGATCAGGATGCTTCTCAGTTGTTTTGCGGTCATTCGTGAAAAGTACACCGCGATTTTCATTGCTATATTCAGTCATTTCCATGCCTTTCCATTTTTAATCATCCAGATTGCCGATTGGGTTACGCCATAGTCAGCAGCGATCTTTCGCTGAGATCGACCGTCAGACTTAATTCGTTCAACTTGTTCCTGCGTCAGCCGCGAGTTTCCATTGCGCTCACCGCGCGCACGGGGATGCGCCAACTGCTCTCCTTTTGCTTGGCGGCCCTTACGTTGTTTGTCTGCGTTGTTATCCGCAACAGTTCCCAGAAATAGGTGCTGCGGGTTCACACAGGCCGGATTGTCGCAACCATGGCAAATGCAAAAGCCACGCGGTATTGAGCTATGATTGCTCATCATCCACGCATAACGATGCGCCATGTATGTGATGCCGTTGGCTTTGAACCGGCCATACCCATGTCCATACTTGCGTCCTAACCAATTCCAACAGCCGGTTTGCTCATCCTTTTCGTAGGAACAGCAGAACCGTTCCTCCGCTGCCCATTTTTTGGGAAATCTTTTGCCGAGGTACTGCGTCATCATGATTTCCCTTTTTGCTAAATTTGCAAATGCGATTGGCTATTCTTCGTGGCAGGATTAGGCTGCCACTCCTTCAGCTTGTGGCCACTCTGAGCGAAAAAAAGCGCCCTCGTCGCCGTTGCGAACCGTGACATACGGCTCTTTGCCTCTGGCTTTCGCCCAAGCATTCCATTGCGGCGAACCGCGATTGATCCACACTGATGTTGCTGGTGTTTGATTTTGAGACGGCGCATTGCGTGGTGGTGGATTGATCCGCTCAGCAGCCGATCGCATCCAGTTTCGTGCCGTTGCATCCCAATCCAGCTTCACGCCTTGGCTGCCAGGCTTACTCGCCCAATAGTCGCGGAACTTCGCAATCTCCCGATCAAAATGGGCTGCCGATAGGCCAAGTTTGGTTGCTGTTTCGATTAGGTCCGAGTTCGGTTGCCAATCCTCTGGCAAACGAGTTCCCTTTTTCGAGCGCGCTGGCGCGCTAATAATCTTTCTTTCTTCCTGATCCTGATCCTGATTAGTATTACGGTCGTTGTACGAACGTAGTTCGTTCGTAGCGCGTTCGTTCTTCGTTTGATTTACGGGCGCATACCGCTTGGCAATAGAGGCTCGCGCTTTCTCAGACTTTTCAGCAGCTTTGACGAGTTCAGCCTCAATCCGCTTGTGCTTCCACAGCCCATCTTCTTCAGTAAAAAACTCAGCCAAGGATGGCTTAACCTCCGCCCACTCAGCGTCAGTCAGTCTGCAAATACGCGCCAGCTTGCGATCATCGGCAGCCAACGCTGCTCCGCGCTGCCAGTAATTGAGGATCAACAAAAAATAAGCGCCATGTTCAATCGTTGTGAGATGTGCGGCATCGGCAAGATAATCGCCTGGATGCAAAGGCATATAAAAATTATTGCTCACGCTGCCCTCCCCTGCACCGCATTGCGTATTGTCTGTTCATTGTCGTAGACCCACTCTAGGGTCTTCGCGGCAGCCTTCAGCTTCTCAAGGCGCAACTCGCGGATATTCAAAATAGCGTCAGGAACCTTGCCTGCCTTGCGGCCCAGGTTAATGCTGTCAGTGATCTCAACTATGCGGAGATTGATGTCAGCGATCTGCTCAATCAGTGGCACCTTCATAGCGTCACCTCGCCAGCATCGAGGCGTTGCTTAAATTTCTTCTTCCCGTGCAAAATTGTTGTGTGATCGCGCCCACCTAAAAGGCGACCAATACGAGGCAGGCTCCAATCCGTCTCAGTACACAGACGATACATTGCCTCTTGGCGAGGCTTTACAAGATACTGATGCCGGCGCTCACTAATCACATCAGCTAGGCTCACCTGGTGCTTCTCACAGACCTCTTTGAGAATCTGTGCGCCTTTATTCCGTGGAACAGAGATAATCTTCTGGCTATCGATTATCTCCTGCGCGGCAGCCATTCCCTCAGAAATGCTAGCTGCTTCATATTTGAACGGAAAGGATGGACCGATCGGGAACGGATAAACAAAACGCGCTCTCACATTAGGCTTTTTGACAGGCACAATAGGATCGCGCGGCTTGTAAAATTGCTGACGAATAGCCTTGTAACGATCAATAAAAGCTAATGCTGTCATGGTCGCTCCTTGGTCGATATCAGCCAGATCTTTATGCCCGTGTTCATTTTCTCTTTCGCCCATTCGGCCTCTATCGATTGGCAAAGGCTATCGTCCTCAACAATCCCCATGGCGACGAGAAGATCTTCTGTAGCCTTCAATAAATTTGAAAGGTCACGGCGCCGCCAGTCAGGACGATAAGCGCGAATACGAATGGCATAAGGACCTTCAATGCGCTCATTCGATTTAAGTTGCGCTTTGACAATTAAGGCTGCCTCTAAGAGCCAGTTCTTGTATGTGCCAGTTTTTACACGCCCCCGCCCTGGTAAATTCCGGTAAAGGGTATTACTCGATGGCGGGAGCATGGGTAGGTGGATGCCAATGCACTCAGCCACTGACATCACCACTGTCTATCTTGCTCGGAACCTGTTCCTTGCGGAAATCAACCACAAGATCGGTTGCGCGAAGCAATACACTGCTATTCGCATCGCCCAATGAGCGCGCGATTGTTGCCTCATGATTTAGTCTTTCGGTCTGGCGTTGCTCGGCGGCTTCAAAAGCCGTTTTCAGCTTCATATAAACGCTAACAGCCAAGTCTTTTGGCTTACGGTAGCGCAATCTCCACAATGTCGATTGATTAACGCCAGTCTGACGGGCAACGGTTTCAAGGGCCGTGTCCGTCTTACCAGTCTTGCGCTCCGCATCATCAGTTAGCTTAGCAGCCCATTGAGCAGCTTCGTTCACCAAGTCAGCGGGTCTGATAGCGTTTGCTCTTTTTGCAAACGCTTCCCCCATTTTTTGATCCTTTAACAAATCAACTTCTCCCATTGTCCCCTTGCGAGTGAGGACAGCCGGAGCAAGTCGAGTATGTGGATCAGTCTTTCCTTCCTGACCGAAAAAATGGTGGAGCGATTGCAAGCCGAAGCTGGCAGAAGCTCCACCAAAGTTGCGAACAGGGAGGAATACGAGAGGGCGGGCCGCCTTGCGGCGGTCCAAACCCTCACAGCTCCAAACCTCGTGCTTGGAGATCGGACGGATGCAGGCAGTCATGCTGCCACCTCCGAATTGGTGTTGGGTGGGTAGAGGTCTGGCCGAAGCGTCTCTCTCGGCAGACCAGTAATTCTTTCAACGTCCAAAACCCGCTCCGCAGGGATACGGGTCTGGAACCAGCGTGTAACGGTTGACTTATTAACTTCGGCGGCTTTCGCAACGTCAGCCAAAGTCATGCCGCGACCCCGCACTTCGGATTGGAGGCTATTGCTCATGATCCGATAGTTGCGCAACTCGCAATTTCTGTCAATAGGCTGGTTGAGCAATCTTGCTAACGACAGCTACAATAAAGTAGCGCATGATTTGACCATGAATGAGCTGGTCACCATATTTTCGCATCGGCAACCCAATAGACCGCACTTTATTGCGGAATGGGCGGAGCTACGCAATTTGCGTCAGACAGATCTAGCGCGCGAATTAAATGCAGATAAAAGTGTTGTTTCACGGTGGTTTAAGGGTGCAACGCCTTCTATCGAGTGGCAAGAGAAGCTAGCCGCCCTCTTTGCTTGCGACAGGGAATCCTTATTTCGGCACCCATCAGAAGATTGGATTAAAAGATTTTTTGAAGGGCGCACCAGAGAGGAAATTGAACGTATTCAGGCCACTTTAGAGGCCGCATTCCCCCGCAAAACCGCATAATCACTGGTCGACGGCTCATTTTGAGCTAATGGGCTAAAAATTTTTATTTCTTGTTGCGCACTTTTTATTTGACTTGAGTTGCGACTTGCGCAACTATCTCCCTATCAACAAGGGAGATCGGCCATGGCCGTTTGTACGCAGATCACATATCGCTTCGAGGAATTGCCGCTCATTACCTGCGGCAACAATCAAGGCCTTCTGGCGTTCGGAAAGGCTGAAATAGCCCATTACTCTGACGATGAATGGTACGTCCGCGCCATATGGCTCGACGGCATTGAGATCGAGCGCTCTGCCCTTCCCTGGCTTTACGATCGGGTTGTGGTCGCTCTCGAAGAGCATTGCAACGATCACATTTGCGATGAAGTCCGCCTTGAAGAAATCGGCACCGCTCAGCGCATGCGCGCTTACTCACGGAGTGCTGCGTGATGACTGGCGATTTCCTGTTTGGACTTGCGCTTGGCGCACTCGCCTGGGCTGCCGGCCAGTTCCTATTCCGCGTTGTGATGGACGCCGCTTCTGACGAACACAATCCCTATGAGGTGGAATGATGGGCGCCGTTAAAACGCTGATCAATGAAGATTTTCCAGCCGATGCTTATGGCCCCGGCTTCTACATCCACTCACTTGATAATGCAGTCCGCGATTTAGACCAGTTCACTACTGACGAATTGGCCAATGAGATTGCTGACCTTGAAGACCTCGTTGATCGACTGCAACGCCGTATCGAAAAAATCCGCGCACGGGAGAACTATCATGCCGCTACCAGCCGCTATCGCTGAATTTATGCATAAGCACAAAGTTGCGACAGATGAAATCTGGGCTGTGCCAGGTGGTCGCGCTTATGCTGTCAAACACGCTGCGCTAGAGCGCATTGCATTCCAAAATAACATTGTTTTTGGATTGCCTCAGATCATTGAAGCTGACGGTGCTAATGGCATTGCCACCATGATTGTGACTGGCAAGCTTGGTGACTTTGAACAGTGGTCTATTGGCGAGGCCAGCCCAAAAAACAACAGGAATGCTTATGCCTTTGCGATGGCTGAGAAGCGCGCAAAGGATCGCGTGATCCTGAAGCTGCTTAACATCCACGGCATCCTCTACTCAGAGGAAGAGGCAGATGACTTTAAGCGCCAAGAAAAGGGCGATCTGATCCCATCAAACAATCCGACATTCATCAGCAACGGTAAGCCTAAAGCTGCGAACGCGCTTAAGAAGGAAAATCCAAACCGCTGGAACGAGATCGTGGACATGCTCCACGGCGCTGAGACGCTAGACGATCTTGAAGAGGCTGTTGCCATGGTCAAAGGCGAGGTTGCCGGCTGGCCTGATATTTGGCGCTCCGCGCTCAATGATAAATATGTTGAGTGCAAGAACGATCTCAAAGCGAAACAGTTGCGGGGTGCGGCATGAGCTACCCTGCAAGCCCTGGCTATAAGACAGATGGCCCCTCAAAAGAGGCAGCCATTGCCATGCGGCCGACAGCAGGAACGCTGCGCTATCGTGTATTCAATGCGATTGAGAGATCTCCTAATGGCCTCACCACGGACGAGTGCGCAGAGCGTTTAGGAGAAACTGTTCTTTCAATCCGTCCCCGCTTTACCGAGTTGATGAATGGCGGATGGATCGAGGATAGCGGCGTCAGGCGCAAGAACACCAGCGGCAGGGCCGCAACTGTGTGGAGAGTGGTGCGTGTCTAATCTTCCAATCTCAGAACAGTATCGATTGACAGCAAAAGAGTGGGTGGAAGCAGACGCTGCCGCCAATTTGCTGGAAGAAACGAAAACAGCCGTCCTTGCACAGCACATGAAAGCTATGGGCGATATGCCTGTGAGCAAAGCTGAGATGGCCGTCAAATCAACGGCAGACTGGCATCAATACCTAACTGAAATGGTTGAAGCCAGGAAGCGCGCCAATCTTCTCAAAGTGAAGATGGAATGGGTGCGGATGAAATTCATGGAATGGAACTCTGAGAACGCAACCCGTAGAGCCGAGATGAAGTTATGACCATTGATGACGAATACGTCATGCGCCGCAGCGCAGAACTCTATCCGCAACTCTGTGAGCGTTACGCTGAACTAAAGGCATTAACGAAAGAGATCATTAATTTTTACGTTGAAACGCCGCTCGATTTTGATGACTGGCATCCAGTCCTTCAAGACGCTTGGCACATTGTTACGGAAGATGGAGAGTAAAATGAAATTCGTATTTTTTGCGGCTGTTGCCGTAATCCTAGCAACTGTTGTTACAGCCTATGCGCAAGTCCGCTGCTATGCGGTCTGCCAGCAAGGCGAATGCACACAGGTTTGCATTCGTTGAGAAAGACGATCTCAACCAAAAAGCGGCTGGAATTATTCCAGTCGCATTCTGGCATCTGCCACATTTGCGGCGGGAAGATTCAAGTCGGCCAGGACTGGGATGTTGAGCATATCATCCCGATCGCCATGGGAGGTGATGATGATGAGGCAAACTGGGCGCCAGCCCATCGCAAATGTCATCGCGGCAAGACAACTGAGGATGTTGGAAATATCGCGCGCGCAAAGCGCCGTGAAGCCCGTCATCTTGGAATTAAGAAGTCACGGGCGCCTCTTCCGTTTGGAAGATCTTCGCCGTGGAAGAAGACAATGGATGGTCGAGTTGTCAGAAGGGACGGCCAAGATGGATGAAGACGATTACATGCCAGAAGTTGCCATCTATACGCCGAATGAGTTGAGCCAATGGGCCACCAGCATGGTTGAACTAGCTGCGGCCGTTGATGCAACCGAAAACAAGGAGGCTAGGCGCCTATTGCTGAAAGCGATGGACGGCTTCGCCTTCTGCCTTAATCCGCCGCGTGGCCAGTTAGAGGAATTTAAAAAATGACAAACTGGCCTTTGAGATTTTTGCAAGTCGCCAGCCAAATCGGGCAATGGTCAAAGGATAGCACCAAGGTTGGCGCAGTCGCTGTTGATGGCCCATCTAAGAAGATATTAGAGACGGGATATAACGGGATTCCGCGCGGTGTTCTTGATCGTCCCACGCGGATGATGCGACCGGATAAATATAAATATGTCTGCCACGCCGAACAGAACTTAGTGGCTCATGCAGCGCGATCTGTTTTGGCTGGATCAACCGTTTATGTGACGCATGCGCCATGCTGTGATTGCGCCAAGCTGCTGATCAATGCCGGCGTTAAGAAGGTCGTTTATGGGCCAGGCGAAACGCACATGAGTCCAGATTTATTTGCGACCGCTTTGACTATGTTCAAGGAGGCTGATGTGGAAGTGGAGAAAGCTAATGTCTGAAAAGCGCCTTCTCTCTCGACAGGAAGCGGCCGCTTATTGTGGTATGTCGGTCCCCGCCTTTGAGCGGGTCTGCCCGATTGCCCCTCTTGATCTTGGCGGGGCTAGGCTTCACCGTTGGGATATTCAGCGCATCAATGCATGGATCGACGGAATGCAGGGCCAGCCGATTGCGGCTAATGATGCGGAAGCTGATGAGTGGCTTGCTAAGGTAGGCGAATGACCATTGTGCGGATCAAAGGCGTAAAAAGGTATAAAAGCCCTAAGAACGGGGTTTGGTATACCTATCACCGCGCCTCTGGAACCCGCCTAGAGCCGCCTCATGTCTATGGGTCGCCAGAGTTCTTTGCGGCCCTGACAGAGGCAGAGAACAAGCTAAAAGGTAAAGAGCCTATACCGCATACATGGGGCGCTGCCGTTAAAGGGTACCGCAGATCTCCCGCCTTTACCGAACTAGCAACCCGCACCAAGACTGATTACGAGAACGTCCTGCTATGGCTCAAAAACCTTGATGCCATGCCCCTCTCCTCTTTTAGCAAGCCATTTTGTTATAAGCTAAGAGACAAGGCATTCCGCAAAAAGAAGAGACGATTTGCAAACTACGTCTCTACGGTTTTATCCCTCGTCCTTGGCCACGCTGTTCGCTATGGCATGGGCATTACTGAAAACCATGCCTACGGAATTGAGAAGATCAAACGGGATAAGGACGCCCCAGAACCGAATGTCCCTTGGCTGCCGAATGAGATTGAAGCGTTTTTATCCGTAGCGCCGCCTCATATAGCCACGCCTTTTGCCACGGCATATCACCTCGGCATGAGAGGTCAGGATGTTCTGAAGCTACCAAAGACCGCTTATAGGGATGGGAAGCTGCATGTAAAAACCAGCAAAACAGGGATCGAAATGACGTACCCTGTGCCAGCCTCTTTGAGAGAGAGGCTTGACGCAATGCCAGAACACAATGGGCTGCGTCTGTTTATCAATCTTCGCAAAAAGCCTTGGACAGGAAATGGCTTTAGGCATCAGGTTTTCACGATCCGCGATAGCCTAGCCAAATCAGGCAAACTGCGGAAACAACTCACCCTGCACGGCCTGCGTACTACGCTTGCTCAAGAGGCCGCTGATTTGGGTATTGATGAGAAAAAGATTGCAGACGGGCTTGGTCACAGGGACACGAAAACCACGCGGGTTTATGTCAGAGAAGCTGGGCGGAAGCGCAATCTTGGTGAGGTTGTAGAAACCGTTGCAAAGGCCCGTGAAGAGGCCGAAAAAGGTTAGACAAATGCCGTCTAAGCCATTGATTTTGCTAAGCGGCTATAGCCCTATTTAGACACCCTAAGACATTGAAATATAACAATTAAACACGGGACTCTGACTCCGTTAATCTTGGTTCGAATCCAGGTCCCCCAGCCACTTGAAATCATTACATAAAATCGATGTTCTCATGATGAGAACAAAATCGGTTAGACAAAACGGTTAGACAATTTTTGTTTTTTATCTGTTCTTCAGTGCGGTTGGACCAATTTGAGTCTGCCTCTCAAGACAGCCCAAAGAGGCTGTGCTAAATTTTTATTAGGGAGATCCATCATGGTTCTAAAATATGTGACGAAGACGGGCATGGAATTTCATGAGCCGCCCTACACTGAAGAAGAAGAGCTAGAGACCTACCGCCGGATGGCGGCAGGCCCTGTTGCTATTCTTCATTCGGCTGACGCTGCTGCGAAGCGCCTAGAAGCACGGCTCCGGCTACAGCAGGCAGAACAACGCCCTTCTTCAAAGCCTGATCAAGGCGAGTAATCCAGCCAGGCCCCTCGCCGATGATGCGGCGGGCATTCTGAATATCTTGCCGCGTTGCGCCCCATTTCTGCGACCAGGCCTCATCACGCTCAAGGCGAGATAAGGCGTTCTGGGCGATGTACGGATTTTTATCAAAGGCATCGCGGATCTGAGGCGTCACGTTTAGCTCTTTCAAAAGCTGCCGCGTAGCGTTTCCAGAGCCATCGGGCTGCTGCCAGCTATCCACAAAACTCTGATAAATGCTGTCCGTCTTCACGCGCTCTGCACGGCCCGATGTCGGGGTTGCAGCGCTGATATCCTCCAGCAAACCTTTGTAGTTAGTCATAGGTGGGGCGCCAGGATAGAACTGTGTGACGGTCATACCCTGCCCGGTATCGACCACATCCGTTAGGCCATATTTACTAGCCGCATCGCGGACGGCCAAAAGCTGCTCTTTAGTCGCTGGGCCATCTTGCGGAATGAAAAGGCTGTTTGAATCTTTCGCCTTCCCACCAGTCCAGTTCTTGTGCGCAGCCCCTGCATCTTGCGCATCAATATAAGCGCGCGTTGCCTCGCCTGCATTCAAGAGCGCTCGATCAAATTCTGTCAGCGCCTTTGTGCCACCATCAAGCGCATTGAAGGCAACCAATGGTCGCGCCACTTCGCCAGGGTTTGTTTCAAGCAAGCCACCAGGAGGCGTATAAAGACCTTGCATCTTTTGTGTCGGCCGCACACGCATGCCGGCACCCGTATCGCCGATTGTAAGGCCGCTATAGATCGCATCACGCCCACCAGGCGCATTGGCCCAAGTCGATCGTGGATCATTGGCATAAGCGGCGCGCTCGGCCTCTGACGCATTCATAGAACCGCTCAGATGGCGAGTGCTTGGACCAGGCTGCGCTTCATAAGTCGCAAAGGCTGTGTGCTTATCGTAGAAATCGCCGATGGTTCGGTTGGCGATCGGAAACGCATCCTCGTAAGCTAATTCACGCGCTAATTGCTCAACTGTCGGCCGCTTCCCTGAGTTCGCCCCATAACCACTATCAAGCATCGCCTGCGCATCTTTCATGCGCGCTTGAACCATGTTTGGACGTTGATCAAGGATGGCATAAGCTTTCTGCCGAACCCATGGTGCAGCCTGCAACTGTTCGCCCGTCCAATTTGAGCGGCCAGCTAATTGGGCTTTGTTGGCACGATCGACAGCAAGCGCTGTTTCATAATCCAAGAACTTATGTTGAGCCTGGGTCAGCGCATCACGCTGCGCCTCGCCCGATGCCTCGGTATAGCCCCAGTTGCGCGCATGGCGGAAATCATTCACGCCGGTTGCGCCAGGCGGGCGGCCCTGATCAGGATTGACAAGGCGCGCATATTCGCCGGTCTTATCGCCAAGCTGCATGGCCCAAGGATCATTCTGTTCAAGCGCGCGCGTAAAGGCCTGGTGTTGCGCCGGACGCGCAGCTTTGACTGGCATTCCAGCCAAGGCGCTATTGGTCTCTTTTAACGAGAATGCCAATTCAGATCCTGGATCAACCCCGGCCGACATTTGGCCCTCAAGGTTCGACATCCATAAATTCTGCTTAGGATCATTACCCGTCACCTCAGCGACAGAGGCACGATACCGATCGTACCAATCCCCGCCGCGCGGATCCGCAGCGACATAATCATCAAACTCTTTGCGCTTATTTGTTAAGCCTCGTTTGCTTTGAATTTCGCGCGGGCTGCCGATATAGAACCCTTCCGATTGATCGCCCGACTTAATCAAATGCGGCTCTTTTCTCGCCACATTGATTGCATCAGTCACTGGCATTTCTCGGATAGCAGGCAATTCTGTTGAACGCCGAATAACGGGAGCCGCTTCTTTAGCCACAGCCTTACTAGCAGCCTTGAGGCCCGTGCCGGCGGTCGCCCCTATCACTGGGCCAGCAGCCCACATTGCATCGCCACCAGCGCCGAGAAGGCCAGCAATGCCTTGAGCTGCGGCTGTCCCATAATCACCCGCCCGATAGGCTTTCAGCGCATTGGGAAACTGCTCTGTCCCAGCTTGTGCAAATCCGCCACCCGGCACGAATGAAGCGACATCCGTAGGGGAGACAAGGTTTGAAGGGCTGATAGTTTCTCGCGCTCTTTTAGCGTATTGGCCAATCAGTCGCAGCCAATCTGGGCCGCTTGATTTGTAATCATCATCCGAGAGAAAACCAGCCATTAGTCTGCACCCTGCCCTGTCTTAATCCAGTCATCGGTAATCGGCTGCGGCACATCATCAATCACGCCAGCCACAGGCGGCATTTCGCGCGCGAAGGCATGAGAGCGCAGCTTGTCGGCCCGATCTAATTGCAGTGAGATATTTGCGAAGCGTTCGCACAGATCTGAGAAGGCTGCCTCGATGTTCCCATCATGAAGAGGCAGTAATTCAGCGCGTACATGTCCACCAAGGCTCATGCGTATTTCTCCTGCAATTCCGACATAGATACGAAGTGATGCCCAATGATCTGGCCAGCTTGGATAGCGAGATCGAATAGGCCGTAAGACCAGCCAGTGAGGGAGGTCTGAGCGTATGGCTCGACATGCCCATCAGGCATGGCGCTGCCGAGATTAAGAACCGTGAGTTTGGGGATCGGCCCGATCTTTGGGCGAGACACAACATTGGCGCGATGCGTGTGGCCGTAGACAAGGCTCACAGTCGTATCGTTGATAATCTGGTTCTCGCTCGTCTTGCCGCCATAAGGCCTTCCCATTGTGTTTAAAGGCACATGGGTGAAACCAACCGATCCGATATAAAGATATTTGTACGGATCATGTACGGACCAACCATAGCGGGCGAACGTCTCATGAAGCTTAGGCCACAACAGCCCCACCATCTCGGCCGTGGCGCCCTCAGCGCGCAGTAGGCGCTCTTCATGATTGCCAAGCGTAATATCGCGCGGGATAGCGATATCGCCCAACTCCTTCCAAATCAGGGAGAGGCTTTCTTCCAGGCTCTCAAAGTCAGCAGCGATTGAGGGGCGCAGTTTCTGATTGATGCTACCAGGCGCATCGTGCCGGCTCACGCTGTCAAAACTGGCCCAGTCACCGATCTGCACAATCCGATCAGGGCGCGTCTCAGAAATATGGCGCGCGATCCATGTAAAGCGTGACTTATCACTTAGGTGCGGACTGTCATGCAGATCACCGATCGCACACACTTTATAGATCGGCGCGTCACTTGACTCAGAATGGGCCTTAACTCGTATTCGCGGGCGCTTGGCCTCTGGTAGGTCAAGCACGATTTCTGCGGGCTTAAATAAGGACCAGTCCACGCTAAAGTGAGGCTTGCCGAGGGATTGCTCACGCTCTTCATACTGTGACCATGAAATGAGCGTTCCCCTTGCACAGTCGAGATGGAGTGCGGCATCTGCAAAAGCAGCGCCTCGCTGCAAACCTCTTTGCAAAGCATTCTCTACGGCAGCTTTACGGGCTGCGCGGATTTCGTCTCTGGGTAGGATTTGGGGCAATTTGCTACCTAAGCAAATGCAATCTGCGCCGCGCTTTCTTATAGTCGCAACCTTGGCAGATGCTTTGAGGATAGAATGGCTGATCTCTTTTGGAAGATTGTAACGCTTTTGCTAACGTCAGCCGTTATGATGGGCCTGTATTTTGTCTTGCAGGACGTTATTTATGGAAACGAACTCACGACTAAAGAGCGCGTCATTTACTACTGCATCCTGCTTGCCGTGATCTTTGGCGGCGGGATTTTGCTTGATCGGCGCCGTTAATCGAGCAGGCCAGCGACAATCCCAGGACGCAGCGCTTTGAGCGTCATTTCGATATCGCGCTCTGGATCAGTGCGATTGGCTCGGCCAACCAAAGCGCGAATAAATTGATCACGCTCTTTGCCTTGAGCCACAGTCATGCGCGCAAGCTGCCGCGCTGAATCCTCATTAACGCGGCCATAGGCAGCATCACGAAATGCATCCCCAATGCGTTTACGCGCCGCCATAACCATCTCAGGAACAGTTGTTGGCATACCGGCACCGGCCGTCTCAGACCCTGCTGAAAGAAGCTGGTTAGCCCCTTGGCGTTGGGCTGTCTGCGATCCGCTATTAACCGCATTGTTTGTTGCGGAAAAAATGTTTTCAGCTTCTTTTGCATTATAGAATCGCCGCGTTGGGTCAACTCCAAAAAGAAGCTGCATTTTGCGAGAAGGATCATCGCCTGGTAGCATCATTGTGCGATTGAGCGCAGCCAAATCATTATTTGATTGGCCGACAATGCGATCAAGCTCAGCCCTTGCGCCAAGCCCCTCCGTAACCTTCTGTTTGCGATTTAGCCCCTTTAGGTACCTTTCGTACTCATCTGGCCGCATAGCCTCACGGCCACTGTTGAAAACCGTTTGTCCATTTTGGAAAGCCTCTTGTCTCTTTGCTATATCAGCAAATCGGGCATCAGCTTTAGGCCAGTTATCAACGCCTTGTTTGAGTGCGGCGTCCAGCTCATCACGAATAGCTTTAACAGCCGTTCTTGCGCTACCTGAAGTGCTAGCTTCATTTAAAATGTCATCAGCCAAGCGCCTCGCAGCGTGGAACTCAGCAGCAGACCGACCATAGGCTCCCGTATTTTGATCTCGCAAAACGCGCTCAATCTGAGACAGTTTATCTGAGACGTTCGGGTTTCGCCCTAATGGGCTTGCTTTAATTTCGTCAATCTTCGTTAGAGTACCAAAGGCAGGCATATCGTTTGTTGCTGTGGCTGACAGTCGATCAAATTCAGACCCAGCTTGGCGCCGAAGTGTTCCAAGACGATCATTTACTACTGTACGATCTACATTAGGCCCGAATGATTGATTTAAAGCTCCAGTTAACCGTTCATTTCTCATTGCATCGCGCGCGCGCAAAGGATCAGCAACGACAGACGTTACGCCAGGACGCGTGGCAGCATTCTGAGCGACTAGGCGCATATCAGGAGATACGTCTGCCAGCATCGCATTATCGCCAAGGCGGCGGGCTTCAGCCTGGACGCGGGGCAAATCCATATCCCTTGCGAGGTTCTCAACATTGCGCTGGGTAACACGCGGTAGGCTTGAGAATTGATCAGGCGAGACACGATTGCGGACGAAATCAACAGCACGGCCGATCGCATTGCCTACAGCAGGCATTGCACCACCAAGAGCAAAGCCTAGCGCGCCAGCTTGTGCGCCTTCCTTCAATGCCTGGCCCTGGCCTCGCAATGTCGAGAGGTCTGCCTCAGAAGACATATAGCCATAGGGGAATGCAGCCGTTGCACCACCGATGGCGCCGCCAGCCATGCGACCAGGAAGCGTTGTTGCATTCTGAAACATGCGCAGACCCTGTGCCGGCCCAGCAATGCCACCAGATAGCTGCCCCATAATACGCAAGGGTGCGCGCTGTTCTTTATCGGCATTCGTTGCAGCCCGCTGCGCCTCTAGGTTCTTAGAGTATTCACCGAACTCGCCGCCAACGCCTGTGGCTGCGCCAAGAGCCGCCGCAACACGATCGATAGAGCCGAGCGTCAGTGTGTCGGCCGCACCGCGTACAAAGGCGTCTGTACCGCGACCAAAGGATTGGAGCGCTTTAATAACGTCTTCGCCATTGGCATTTTGCGGGATCTCTTGGGACGGAACTTCCATGCCCGTATAAGACCCCATCGGGTCATAGCTTGGCGCCAGGTTTTGCGTCGAGTTGTTCTCAACGATTGGCTCACGCTTGTCCCGTGGATCGTCCTTCTTCGTGTCTTTCGGCAAATATTTAAGATATTTGTTTTCAGACATTATTGACCTCCAAGAGCGCGACGAGCAGATCCAGGACCAAAGGCCCCGTCAAACATCCGCTTCTCTTCCTCTGTGGGGTTGCTTCTCAGATCGTTGATGGCCTGATCTGGAATGAAGTTATTGATCTGGGGCGAAAAGATCGGCGCATCCGGCAACGGGCCATAATTGCGCGTAATAACGCGGTCTTCCTTAATGCCGCGCTCCTTCGCAAGAGATTTAACAGTTGTTGCAATCTCATCATGAGATGCGCGCAATTCACCCATACGAGTGCGGGCCATTTGCAGAAGGCGTGAGCGCGTCTCAGGCGTTAACTTGCCTTGGCCGCTAATGCTGTTGATGTAGCCTTGCAGCATTTCAGCCACTGGCGAGGCACGGTTGACCATGACCATTTCGCCTTCGCGGACCACAGAGCCTGGATCCATGATCTTACCGATACCGTAGACAAGATCGAGGTCAGCAGCGCCCGTATCAATCTTTGCGCTTTGCGTCATGGAGCGGAAGATAGGCTCAGCCTCAATGTAGCGCTTTGTTTCAGGAGCAGACGCATATTCCTTACGAAGCGCATCTTCCATTTCCCATGTCTTTGATTGGGACAGACCAGAAGCAGTCTTAATATTACGCTGTGCCATCTCGGCATCATCAAGCATGCGGCCTGTCTTCTTATCGAGCGCACCAATGATCCGTTTGTCAGCATCCATGATCAATTCAATGTTGTCAGGAGACAGGCGACGATCGACATCCTTGGAGATAAGGTTTCCATAAGCCTCAAGATTATTTGCGTAGTAGTTGCGCTCTTGAGGAGAGAGGCGCGGATCGGCCATAACAGCCTGGCGCATCTGCGCCGTTGATTGCTGAGCGCGGACGCCTTCTTGCAGCTTTGAAAACTTTAAAGCGCGATCGATGATGCCATCCATCCCGCCGCCACCAGCCCCACCAGGGCCACCTGATGCGCCGATCGATGGAGCGGCCACAGGCGCCATGCCCTGATAGCCAGATACTGCATTGCTTAACCCGCCCACGATCATCTGCATCGCTTGCATGCGTCGAGCGGTTTCGTTCTCTTTTTGATAAGCATCGATCAGGCTTTGCGGCATGCCAAGATCGCGCAACGCAGCCATTGATGGGTCAGCAGCCTTTTGCTCAGATCCACCACCAAACAGATCAAGAATACCCATTAGATTAGACCTCGCGGCTGTTTCTTCTGCATCATTTGCTGCCACATCTGAGCAGCCTGCTGTCGGATTTGTGCGGAATTATCGTCAATGCGGGGCGCTTGGATTGGCCTTTGATCGCCACCCGTCAGAGCATTCACAGCCTGGCCGAGGCCACGCGCTGCCATCATGCCGCCGCTCATCTGATCTTTAGTCCAGCCGGCCGCCGCATCTTTCGCCAAACTGTCACCGCCACCCATAATGCCACCATCATCGCCTGCGGGAGAGCCGCTAGCCCATGAGGATGGCTGATAGGCAGGGTCCATCATTGGCATTTGATCGGCTGTAGGCATCACGGGCTGAAAGCCTGTTCCCATCGGCTGTTGAGCGCCGATCGCGCTCATGCTCATAGGCCGCAGCCAATCGAGAAATGAAAGAGGATAGCCGGGCATTATGACCTCACAAAAGTCCTGTGATCATGCGGCGCCGATTAGGCTCAATCATGAGATTGGCTGCGATAGGCGCTGCATCATTTGTTGAAAGCGTAGGCGCCACTAATTGAGGCGCTTGTTGTTGCTGCTGCCCATAAGAACCCATCTGCTCAACGCCTTCCAAAAGGCTTGCGAGGGCTGGGCGTGAGACATCATATCCGGCAACCTTTACTGTGTCGGAAGAGCCAGGAGCAGCGGTGCTTGGCTTGGCGCTAGCCACTGCCGTTTGAGGAGCGGGCTGCGATGCGTCACCCGTATATTGGGCAAACTGACGAAACCACTCAGGCGTTTGGCCTAATGAGTTTTTTGTATAATCAGGCCCCCAGAAGCGCGCGCCGCCAAGATCGGCATGCATTGATTGCGAGTTGGGGTAATAGCCAAAACCTTGCAAGCCCTGCGAACGAAGCCAGCTAGCAATCTCTTGCTGTTTCGTCTCAGGCAAGCCACGGACGCTAAAATCAAACGCATTGCCGTGAATATGCTGAGATCCACGCGCCCCACCTACAGAGGCATTGTATGAAGGATCTCGATATCCTGACGTTATATTTACATCAGGATAGGTGCGCCGAAACTCTTCAATGATGCGTTGAAGGCGTGGATCTAGGCCAGCAAGGTTAGCCATCGTTAGGCTTTCTTAATGCGGTTTTTCGGAACCATTGGGTTCATCTTGACCGCTTTCTTGCCAGCCACTTCCTGCACGGAGCCTGGCATCTTCTCTTCCATGTCATCAGCCATCAGGCCGACAACCTTGGGATATGTTTTGGGATCGCCCTTGTACCGATAAGAATAAACGTCGAGGCCCGTTTCCTTATCCTTACCGACCTTCTCAACGTCCGTTTTCATGCTCTTATCTGAGAGCATGGCAAGGCCAAGGATGGCGCTACCGGCGCCGCTAGCAACACCGCCCCAATTTGTTGGGTTGTCTTGCGTGGTTGTTTGCGTCTTTCCGTAGGGCGACATGCCAAGAGCGGACAGAAGAATGTTAAGCTGCTCTTTCGGATAATCACGCGCCTCAGCAAAGCGCGTATAGGCATCATCAAGATAGCGCTGCTCTTGCTGTTGCTGTAACTGGCCAAGCGTGAGCATCCGCGTCACATCATCAGCCATTGATTTGCGGCCCTGGTCAGCAATGCCAGACATGGTTTGAGCCGCCGTCAACTGACGATTGGCATTCTGCATGCCGGCGCTTTGGTTCGCCAGGTCAGCCTGCAATGTGCGGTTTTGATCGGCATTAATCGTCTGCATTGCGCGATCGTAAGCATCAGAACGCAGCTTGGCGCTCAGATCACCGACTTGCTTTGTGCCTTCAGCAATCGTCACACCTTCTGAGATGCCTTGCCGAGATCCACCAAAAGCGCGCGAGGTCGCAGCCTGGTCACCGATCTTATTGACCGCTAATTGCGTTGCGCCTTGAATGTTGCGCAGCGCGTTTGACTCAACCTGATCTAAATAGGGGTTCATATAGGCGCCGACATTTGCATCGGTGAATTGGCCAGCTTGAACCTGATCGGGCTGATACATGCCTGACATGCCAGCCATTGAGACACCAGCATCATAAACAGGCTGATAGGCGCCGACATTGTTGCGCGCATAATCCATGGCGCTCAACTGATCAGGTGAGAACCCTGCAACCGTTTGGCCCGTGTAAGGCTGATAGGGTTGGTTCGCTACCTGTTGGGCAAACTGATAATTCTGACCAGATGCCTGCTCAACCCACTTAGGAAGCTGAACTTGTGAGACTTGCTGCTGTTGACTGCCGCCGCCGCCCATGTGTGTCTTTCCTTATCTTACAAAAGGCCAAAATTTAATGGCAAGCGTTGAGAGTGAGCCTGCAATCGCTGCCATTCCGGCCATAATCCATTTAGCGCCCTTGGCCTTCTGCCAATCGGCGTGAATGTCATCGAGTTTATTTGCAGCCATGCGAAGCTGCTCTGAGAGGTGATCAACCTTAACTTCTAAGGCAACAATGCGTTCGCGCGTATCGTCCATAGTCTTTAATCCTTGCACCATGCCGCGCGCCGCGCGTTGCTCACTTTCACTTGCACAATCGTCTCCGCAGTATCCTGTGAAGACCATCGAATTGGACGCCAAACGCTGCATTCAGTCTCTGCGGTAGCCATCGTTTGCGCGCAGCCCGTCAGGATCAGCGAGCATGCGACGAGCGCGCTCATCAGCTTCCAACGCATTTTGCAGCCTCTTCATGTCTAGAACTTGCTGACGAGCCTTGTGCTTCTCAACAGCATCACTTTGAATTTTAAGATAGGCGCCGATAGCCAAAGCCATGATGGCCACTGCGATTAAGACAACGCGCCCGATCGGTGAAATAAGGAGCGTGAGAAACGGCATTAATAGCCGTCCTTATCCATGCGCCGCTTGCGCCAATACCAGATGGCACCAGCCGCGATGATCACAACAATCAGAACCAAGAAATGCGGGTTCTTCAAAAGATCAACAAGGCTTGTGATGTTATCGCCAGTTTCCTGCAACTGACGAGCCACATCATTAGCTGCCGTGAGAGAAGCCGCACCACCCGCTAACAGAGCAGCATTGCCCTCTTTTGATTGACGCATCTTGCGAGGCTGATCGACAGCCTGCGGCATGTCACCATCCGAGACTTGATCTGTCGGGGCGCCACGCCAAAAGTCAGCTTCCGCCTTACGACGATTAACCAAGCCTTGAACAACCTTGCCGCCTGCCCGGTTCCATTTCATCAACTCAGACGGAACCTCATCATAGCGGCCAGCATTTAGCTTCTTGAGAAGCGTAGACTTGCGAAATGCGCCAATGCCTACATTGAAGACAAAGGACACAAGCGTATCGAACTGGCGCTGATTAAGACGAACGTCCACAACCGCATCGATATCGCGCTCAATGCTATTGAGATCACGGCGCAGAATATCCTCAGCCTCTTGCTCTGTAATCCGCATGCCAGAAACAGGCTTTGGATTGCCCATAGCAGCCGTATGGCCAACGCCGATCGTCCATACACCAGCGCTGCACTGATAGGCGCTTAAACGCACACCTTCCCATCGCTTAATGAAAGCGATGCCAGCATTCGATGTTTTCATAGATCAGAACTCTTTGATGTAGGTTCGAGACGTTTCGACCCAACCGGCCTTGTCGATCTCTAACTGGCGCATCCAGCCTGGGCGGCCAAAGGCGCGTAATCCATCGCAAACATTATCGCGCGCAAAGTCCTCTAAGCGCGGATAAATCGCTTTCAACTCGTCAAGATTACCGATGGCAAAAACGATCTCTAAAAACCGCTTCTGCGGGAAATCGACAATCTGCGTGACAACCCAGCTTTCGCCCTCAGCAAAAGACTGCATATTGCCTTGGTCAATTTCAAAAAGAATGTCCTCAAACGTGTAAGTGTCACCCGCAACTTTTAATGCTTTGCGCAGCTTCTGCTTAACGCTCAGTCCCATCCATCACCGTTGTTACAAGATTGCCAGAGCCATCGACTGTGACCGCCCATGAGCGACCATCAGGCCCTTGAAGAATGATGCGGCCAACAGCCACATCTTTAGAAACGACAGGCAAAAAAGCGCGCCGAATAGCTTCAATCACCTGGACCATAAAGGCTGGCGAATAAGAGGCTTGAGGTGTCGGGAAATCGACATTCATCGCCTTGCACCCGCGCGCACATCCATGCGAACCGGTCCGAGCGACCAATCCGCATCTTGCGTGGCCTCAACGCGCATTCTCGCCTCACGCGCATTCACGCGCGTATCCACATAGCCATCAGAGCGAGGCGCATAAGGACCAAACTGCCGCTCAGCGCCCTCTGGCGTCATGCGGCCATAGAACCGGAACTGCATCGAATTTGGGCCGCGCGCATTGGCCGGCATTAACTGCTTTAGCTCAACAAGCGCTGCGCCATTCTCTAGACCCAGCGCACCTGTCTCGGCCCAGACAGTTCCAACTCGGCTCACACCCGCCGCTGTCCATCCATACTCATGGTCATAGATGAACTTATCGACACCGGCCATAAATGGCCGCTTGCGAACTGCTGCCGGCGCCATGGCAGTGCGGGGCAAGCTGCCGACTGACCACCACTTCTCGGAGTAGTTCCAGATAACGTATTTATCGCACTCAGCAGAGCCTACAGAGGGGTAGAAGAACCACACCTCTGGGAATGTACCGTTCCAGGATCCAAAAGTCTTGGTAGGCCCTGTAATCGGATCGATATCGGCCAGGACATAATCCAATACATCGCACTGGATCGGCGCGAAGGAGCCGCCGTCATAGAGACGAAAGCCCGTGCGCGAGAGCCAGACGCAGCGACCTTCAAAGGTTGCAAAGGCATTCGGTGCAATCAGCCGTGTCTCGCCGAGGATCTGTGCGTTATAGACAAACGGAGAGCCGACGAAGCGCGACAAGAACACTTCCGACTCTGAGAAGATCAGCGTCCCTTCACGGACCTTAGCCATCGAGCGAAGAGGCGTTGAGGCCTCCAGGTCAAGATAGCCTGCCGTGTTGGTGGTACTTGTAAAAACCCAGTCCGTAAAGTCTTCGCGGGAAGACCAAGCAAAGCGCCGAGGATTACCCCCAATACCGATCGCCTGCACATGGCGCTCTGGCGTAACAAGCACTGCGCGGCATGACCGAGCCACATCATCCAACGTGGCTAACCCGCCGCTTGACGTAGCATTGGCCGCCGTCTGAGCGTAGGTAATGGTTGTATCAGTTGGCGTGGTGACGATCGTAAATGTCCCGTTGAAGGACGTATCGGTAACACCGTTGATCGTGATGGACCGCCCTGCCGTAAAGTCGTGAGGGGCGACAGTAGTAAGTGTAACAATGTTCGCGTTACGCGCAACTGTAGAAATGCTTCTTTTACCAATTTCCAACACATCTGTTGTTGAATTGGTCACATCGTAATAAAGGATCCGACCGTCTGATGAAGCGCAGGCCAAAACGTCTTCACCCCAGTTGTCCATGGTCCAGATAGCAACAGCATCGGCATAGGTTTCTGATGGGGTTGATCGAGGCGTCCCAAACTCTTCCTCGCTGTAATCATTAACCCCATAGCCGAACGCACCAACGTCCGTCAGAGGCGTAAAATTCGACGGTGTAATGTCAACGAAATCACCGTCCGTTTCTACGACTAGCGCCTCATCCTCTCCAAGCAATAGCCTCTCGATGTTAGCGTTGTCTCGCCAAACATGCATTTTTCTGACGATGGATCCCATTGGAGCAGCAGAGGCTCTTTCCCAGCCGCCGACAGGCTCCATGACGGCACCTCTCCAGCGCATGAGGTTTGCATCCCACCAGCGCCCAGGCGAGTCATAAGGTGTCGCGCCTTTTACAACACCAGGCGGCAAAGAAACCGAAATAATTGCCATCCCAATTAAGCCTTCATAATGAAGCAAAGCGCGTAGTAAGGTGGACGGTTTTCATGGGCAGAACCCGAACCAAACGATGATGTTGTGCCGGAAAAGTTATGGGTATGATTGATATCAACGCCATTAATAGAAATACCTGTACCGGCACCGTCAGTGCCATAACCAAAGTTAGCTGTATTGGGACCAGCAATAAACCCGTTACCAGCGCCCGTACGGTCTGAGGCCCGAATAGTAATACCATGCGCGTGACCAGGATCGTTTACGCTGTGTGAGTGGAAATTATTTTGGTTCATTGCTCCGCTAGTACCGGAGAATGTATGGGAGTGAGCAGGAATTTCAGAAGCACTCAGAGCAACCGTGTTTGAACCACCGGTTGCGCCCACAGCGTATGTGTTTCCTGCCCCCACAAGAAAACGGTCGCGCAGGTCAGGCGTAGAGTTTGTACCATCGCAAAGCAACCAACCAGACGGAATTGCTGCGGCAGAGCCAGACCACATGACAATGACGCCGACAGGTATCCGCGTATCAACATATAATTTTGTTGTTGCGTGGCTATTCTGACTCGGCGTTGGAACAATCGCTGTACCTGTAACCGTCAATGTTCCGGTCACATCAGCAGATCCTGCAACCTTTAATGCTTTTCCAGACCCTACGTTCAATCCTACCGATGTGCCTGTCCCATCAGCTTTAAACACAGCGTCGATGGCGTCCATATCGGCATTCAGTTTAGTTCCCCAGGTATCCGAACTGCCAGAAACCTCTGGCTTTGTAAGATTTAGATTAGTCGTGAATGTATCAGCCATGGTTTAAGCCACCTGTTGCCATGTGCCGCCATTAGCAGGCACGGGAGTCCAAATGTCGGTATCGTTTTCGGTAGGAACCCAGATGTCAGTATCGTCTGGCTCGTCTTCCCAGAGCCGCCTACCAATCACTATCAAAAGGCTGTCAGCAGCCAAAATACTCGATGCGCGCTGGATCCGTGTTCCATCGATTACTAATGCTGTTGCGCCGTTTATTGTTGCAGATGTTACATAAACCACATTAGCTGTGGCTGTTGCAGCAGATACTGCTGGTAGAGAAGCACCAGAAAGCAGAACGACCAAACCGTCTGATGTAATTGATGAACTTGCTTGTATAGAAATATCGCCAAGAGCTACGCGCTCACCGGCAGAAACAAAACTTGCAAACGCATTTGACTCTGCAACTCCAATTAAGATCCGATTTGCAGATGCTGAAACGAAAGATGCCCCAGCTAGGTTGGCTGAGGCATCTAAAACTGTGTATGTCTGGAACGCATCTATAAGAAATGCGTCTGGCTGAAAGGCAACGTCCATTGCCATCGGCTATTCCGCTTCCTCTGCCGGAGCAATAATCAACTCACCGTCTTCCACCAGCTTCATAATGTTCTGGTAGTCCGTGTTTGCGGGGTCGAGTGGGATGCCAACGAGTTTACCGTCTGAATAAGTGACACATATAGCAGCAATTTGATTGGATAGGTTATCGCTCATATAAAATGCACGTTCAATCATAGCTCCGCACTCAACTCTAAATAGCCATTGGAAAGAAGAAGCAGTTTACCAGCCAGACCTATTGTAGCAATTAGTCCAGATGTATTGAGGTCACAGTCAAAATTATCAATACTACTATTATTGGTAAACGATGTAACGCCACCACCTATGTTTCCATTCCAACAAATAGCATTAACAAATGAAGCTGAAGGCGACGAACGCATTTGTGGGCTTAATGGAAAGCCAAACCGAAATAATTGAGAGGCACTTCCTGTTACACCAGACCCGACAGCCGTATATTGATTTCCACTAGAGATGTAACGGCGATAGAACCGCTGGCAAAGCTGTGTCTCAAAACCAATATGCCTTCTCTCGAATGGCGTGGCGACTGAGCCTTCCTCAAGCTGGGCGTTAGATAGATCAATCTGAAAGTTTTCACCAAGCGGTAGATCAATTATGAGTGCGAGATAGTTACTCGCGCCAATCGTTTTCCCAGCAATAGACGGAATATCAAACGTAACAGATCGACGCTGCGGTATATCTGCACTAGGGATAGAGACAGATTGTGATGCAATCGAAACCTCTGACGAGCCACCTGATCCAAAGTTTTGGACAAGGCGAACACCAACTGTCCTAGCGCCGTTGAGGTCACGACAATCAAAGGAGAAAGTCGCCTTAGTTCCAGAAAGGGTTTCGACGCCTTCGATACGCTGTGTAAAACTATGCAGCGTCATACCTGAGCCAGCCGTTCTGGCTAGTCGAATGTAATACTTTGCTTGACCCCAAACACCTACAGCATCTTGTCTTACGTAGCTTGTGGTAAGAGCGGAGCCAGCGTGGGTTACAAACCAGCGATCAGCGGTGAACACAGGTGTCGTAGCACCAAAGCTAGTGCCACGTTGCCAAACGTCAAAACCACCGTTGATCAATTTATTTCTGAAGAACCCAGTGCCAGCCGCAGAGGCGAGGTTGACTGCGTTAGTCATTGCCAATCTCCTCTAATTGTTCTGGCGTTGGCTCAGGCAGTGTCGGATGGTTCCACTCTGCGATGTAGTCTCCGCGACCGTCAGAGTCATTTTGGAGACGGATTGTTCCGGTGAATGGCATAAAGTCATCGACCGTAAGTGATGGGTATAGACCGATAAGTTTATCATAGAGTGACATTATGCGGCCCTCACCATACTACCATTGAAATTGAAAGCAACTCCGGTTCCAGAATTTAGAGTACTATTAGCGGAATGAAGTCCGTAAGCCTCGAAATAGTCGGTTGTGCCGTTTGCATAAACAACCGCACATAGCGAGTTCATGTAAGTACCAACCGCAGTACTAACAGACGAATAATTAATAACGGAACCGTTTTTATACAGTGCAAACTGTAAATAAGCGCCGAGGTTTGATCCGTTAATCCAGTGGTTCAACGAAATGACATATATTCCGGGGACGTTAGGAGTGAAGCGACTAGTGGCCGTGTCATAACAACTGTTTGTATCAAACTCTTCTGTTGCGTAGACCAGTTTTGTCCATGTTGCGTTTGCAATGTTTGTAGCTGTGCTTGCATAAGCACTAAAAGCAGGACCAGCCAACACAGGCGTGGAGTTCACAGTCAGGCTTGGAACAGCCAACGCACCCGTCATCGTATCACCAGTGCGCTTCACAGCGTCACTATAGGTAATCATCGGGTAGCTGATGACCTCAACGGTATCACCAACCGTGCAACCATTTGCCAACACGATGGACGTACCACTGGTTGCAGTGAAGTCAGCCGGAGCCAACTTCACGCCGTTGCGATAAACGTCGATTGCACCCACGACATAGTTCATCGTGAAGGTCGTTTGACCCGCAGTAGCCGTGAAGACCGTGCGGTTAAACTGGTTGCCCGGTGTGAGGACTTGCCAAGC